ATAAAAATAAAGTCAAATTCTTCAGAATCAAAATCATTCACAGCCTCGTCAGAAGTTTTTCTGTGCATGATAAATCTTCTATCATATGGTCTAAACCTTTCAATTACATTATTATATAGTTCCTGTCTATATGTTAAATAATTTCCATTCCAATCCAAATACTCAACATAAGGATCTACTGCATGTAAAGTAAGTTTAGGTAATAACATTAAAAGATATTCTGAAGTTTCACCTTCATCACATCCAATTTCTAAACCTCTTATAGGATTTTCTTTATCTACTAAAGCAGGTATTCCTTTACCTGAAACAACTTCGTATCTATACATATTTTTTTCTTAAGTGTTAAAGTTTTTATTTAATTATTTTTCTAAATTAAATGGGTGAATCATTTTTCTTTTTTCTATAGCAAGAACGCTGTCGTAATAATGCATAGAATATGTGTGATCACAAAAATGATCGCGGGTTATATCTTTACAGTGCCAATGATTTAATTTGTCAATCAAACTCTTTGACATTTCTATGAATGTGTTAGGACTATTTAATGCACCTCCATGTGAAGACCAATAAGATGTATGCAAATCTTCACATAGATAAGTACCACCATCTTTAATTGCAGGATATAGAGCTTCAAAAGAAATTATTTGTTGGTCCATAACGTGTCCGCCGTCATCAATTACAATGTCTACAGGCCCTATTTTTTCTATTACGGAATTTAAAAAATTAACATCTGTTTGAGAACCAATAAAAATTTCAACATTTTCAGATTCAAATCTCTTACACCAAGGTTCAATGTCAATTCCATATATTTTTGCGTTTGGACCAAAATATTCTTTCCACATTTGTAGAGAACCACCTTTCCAAATACCAATTTCGAGAACTGTTATGTTTTTGTTACGATATTTTGCAAAATGCCTATCATATATCTCAAAGTAATGCCACCACTTAGACAAAGAAAAATTATGGTCATTCATAAAATACTTTTCTAAATCGTTATTAGCAGTCAGTCCTTCTGGTGCGTTATGTCTAAGTTCATATGTTAAACCAGTGCTTTCATAATGTTCATTGTAACTCATATTTTTTATTTTTTATTTTGTTTTTAAGCATCTTCCCATATTCCAAGCGGGGAAACAAATCCGCTAACGCCCACATGAGCACCATCTATACAGTCTTGAAAAGGAACTACATTAAATTCATAAAAACCGTGTTCAAGATCTATGACTGTGTTAAAAGATTCGTCTAACTTTTTAAGAGCATCTGTAAAATGATTAATTTGTTCTATTGAAAATTTAAAGAATCTTGTCGAACAAGCGCCTTTACCACTCCAAGATACATCATCTTTCTTTATGATATTATTACTTGACCACTTAAAATTACTATTCAAATAATATCTTCCTGATATTTTACTAACCGATGCAATCTCTTCTTTTAATTCATCAAATCTTTTAGAATTAAAGAAATCATTAAGCATTTTAATTTCACCACCATCTTTTGGATATAAACTTACATCAAAATAGTAGTATTCATCAACACCTACTTTATGAAGTTCATTTTCATCATCTTTATTTTGAGGCCCTCCTTCAAGTAAAAGAATGTAAGGATTAGGTATCTTATCTTTAATAGTTAATATTGTATTAGCAGTTTGCTCAAGACGTGTTTCTTCACTTAAGTAAATTGATTTCTTTGGGTTACGAATTACTGATGTAATAATTACAAGATTCTTTTTATCTGTCATTACATCATCATAGGTTTTTCTATAAAGATTAAGAGTTTCTTTTCCTAAAACATTTTCCGTTAAAACTGTTGGCCAGAACGAGTTATCAAAAAGAACATTGTAGTCAAGGTTTAAACTAACAAAGTTTGAATACGAATGCCTAAGATCAGCTTTTTGTCCAGGATATGCCTCAACTGAAAACCTTCCTTTTTCAAAAGTATCCCATGATGGATTTTCCTTTAATCTTTTAGTATTAAACCAAAAGAAGGTTCCACTGAAATGCCAAGGTGCACATACCCAAGGAGTACAATCTAATGTCTTTCTAAGAACACCAGCGAATGTTATTTCATTTAATAATGGTTTCTCAATCCTTGAGAATAACTCCTTATCTAAGTTAAAGAAATACATCGAGAAGACCCAGTTGTAAAGGTTATTTTTAATTTCTGGTGAAGTATGAGTATTTCCTTTATTGTGACAGAAGAAAGTAAGAGAATCATCATTCTTAATTTCTTTAATGGATTCTATGAAGTATTCTGATTCTCTTGTGTCAGGATTGTTTTTTACTATTTCTATTGAAGGATTTTTAAAGTATGAAAACAGGTTTCTTACCCATACTCGTTGTTCATCACTAATCTTAGGATCATCAAACGCAACTTTAATAATTTGCTCTCCGTTAAAGACATGAGAATACTTTTCGATAAGTTTCAGATTAAACTGAGTACTTTCATCAACTTCACCGTTTTTAAGATAACAATAAAAGATAAGATTCTTATTCATAAATTAGTTTTTCCAATACTTGTAAATTCCTTTATCTAATTCATAAGAAGGCCAAACGAATCTTTCTCTTTTGGGTTGTTCTTGTGCCCATTCCCACATTTTGGTTAAGCCTTCTTTAAGAGACGTTGTGTGTTTAAATCCTAAGATCTCAACAGACTTTTTCCAAGTAGGAATAGAATGTTTAACCTCATGTCTTTGCTCGTGATATGTGGTATTCATACTACCAATAACTTCTCGAAGAATCTTATTAGCTTCGTTAATTGTATGTTCTTTAATACCGCCAAGATTTATGATTTCTTTCGATGCTTGTGGTAAAATTGCCGCATTCCAAAGTGGTTCAAGAATATCGTCTACATAAGAGAATGCTCGTGTTTGTTCACCATCACCAAAGATGGTTGTACTTTCACCGTTCATATGTTGATACATCCAGATGCCTAATACATTTCTGTACTTATCCCAAATGTTTTGCTTAATTCCATAAACATTATGAGGACGAATAATACACCAGTCTAAACCATGTTGTTCACCTGCAATTTGAATATCCATTTCGCAAGCAAACTTAGCAACCCCGTAAGGATCTATTGGCATTGGCTTGAATTTTTCATCAAACATTCCGCCTTCCCCATGACCATATACTGCAAGTGTTGATGTAAAGACTAATCTTTTAACATCATGTTTAATACATTCATTTACTATGTTAGCAGTTGCCACCAAATTATTTTGGTAATTGTAATTGCGAATAAATGGGGATAGACCTTCAGCTGCATAAGCTGCTAAATGAAACACATAGTCAGGTTTATACTTTTCAAAAGTTTGTGCTAACGTAACTTGATTAATTAAGTTAGCTTCAATAAACTTAACTTTAGGATTTAGATTTTCAGTATAGCCGCCACTTAAATCATCAATCCCGATAACTTCATAGTCAGGATGATTTTCAATTAAGTAGTCAGCAAGTCGGGCGCCAATAAGGCCGGCAACACCTGTAATTAAAACTTTCATTTTTATATGTATTTAGTTGTGTAGTATTTTTTAAATGCATGAATAATTGGAGCGGGATCATCTTCATTACCAGTTTCAAGAATAGGTAACTCGGTAGATATTTGTGGATTCTCTGCGTACATTAAAACACATATAATACTATCATTCCAACCCCAGCCTCCAATACCTTGGCTCATAGAATCATCGTAGATTCTTTCGTAGTTTTCGGTAAAAGAATCTATGTGTTTTTCATATGCTTCAATAAACTTTTGACGATTAATAATACTTCCACCGCCAGCCGAATACCAAGGATAATTAGTTTTACCACCTCGTGATTTTACCCATTCCGCACCAGAGGTGCAAATAGCATTCTTAATGTTAGGAATCATAATAATATCAACAGCAGGAAACTTAAAACGTTCTTTAACAAGAACGTCTTCCTCCATAAGCATAACCCAATCATTTGTAATAGTTTGGCATGCTTCATATAAACGGTCTAACCAAAGTTTTGCTTCATTAACCGTCCAACCGTATCTTCCGGTTTCAAGAGATTTATGGCAAGGCCCGTGTGATTTTTTGCCATGTATGTATTTCTTAGCATTATACTTGTTTGCTATTTCTGACATATTACTACCGTTATCAGAAGAAAGCACAAGATCGCTGTCAGGATATGAATTTCTTAGTTTTCCTAAAATGTAATCAACACTTTCCGAATTATTGTATGCCCAGAGATAAAAACCTAATTGTGATTTCATATAGATATTTTTTTAAAGTAACCGCCAATTGTAAAATTGGTAATACCGTTTATAGAAGAATTGTTATTTTGAATAAACTTATTAGGATCTACTAATCTAAAATCAACTGATACTCGTGTATCTTCAGTAGTATTAATCTTATTACCATGCTGGAGATTAGCTCCAGAAAAAACAAGGACTTCTCCATATTTTACATCATACGGAGAATAATCTTTAAGATCTTCTTTTGATTCTGTCCAGATTGTATTTGTATCATATGTATCTGTAAACGGTAGCCAAAAATTAACTTCATTTATCCCATGCTGATATGCTTTATCTTTGTGCCATTCGCCAACACCTAAGTTATCAACTTGATGTATTCTAAAAGTTGGAATCTTTTGATAAACTATTTCCGAATATTCAAACACTTCAGCGAGATGCTTAACAAATGATTCATATAAGGTTTTAAATTCTTTAGTATACTTACTATAATAAAGTTCATGCCACTTTGTTTTTTGATCAGTTTCACGAACAATAAGATTAATCTTTTCCTTAAGATGTATTTTTTCTAAAGAAGATTCATTTAACATCTTTTCAATAGTTTCTCTAAAAGGAAACTTTTTAGTGTCATATTTAATTTTGTAAGGTATTGGTAAGTACATTATGATACGTATTTTGTGTTACTGTATTTTTGTAAAAGAATTTCTTTCCAAGGCTGGAATCTATCATACTGATGTACAATAGCAAAAGGTTTACCATTATCCGCATAAACCAAACCGTTATCTTTCATTTGAGGAATACTACACTTTAACATTTCTGTATATGTTTTGTTAGAGCGCGTTCTTTCATATGAATTATATTCCGTTCTTGACTTAGTGGACCAATATGGACTATTTTCAGGAATTGCTTTAATAGTCCCTAAGTTAGCGCACCAATCTTCAGATGCTGGTACAATTCTTGTCTTTTCAATAAAGATTTCATAAATAGCAACTGCATAAAATAATTGATCAACAAAAGCATTAGGATCCCTAGCAAAGAAAGCGATATCATAAACAGTTTCAAACAATTTAAT